ATACCAATGGAAAGATCGACGTATCAGGTGACTTTCTCACGAATGCAAAAGCACAGGAAATTGTTCAGGACTCTGATGATGGTTTCCCGTTTCAGATGTCGATGATGATTGATCCTGGATCTATCGAAGAAGTGTCTCAGGGCAAGACAGTCACTGTGAATGGTCAATCATTTGAAGGTCCAATCACTATCTTCCGTCAAAACCGTATTCGTGAATTTACGATCTGTTCCACCGGTGCTGATCGCAATACATCAATTAAAGCCTTCTCGGGCAAAGCCAACCCAAACCCAACCAAAGAGGACACCAACGTGAACGAATTAGAACAGGCGCAAGCCGCACAAAAGCAGGCTGAGACTGAGCGCGATAATGCCTTGGCTGAACTTAAGCAATTCAAGGCGCAAAAGCGTGCTGATGAAATTGCAGCCCTAGAAACTGAGTTGAAAACCCAGTTTAGTGCTGAAGATAAAACCGCTTATACCAATATGGATGATTCTGTTTTTACCTTCGCGGCTAAGCAGCTTCGTCAATTCTCAGCAGGCCATACACAGCCACCAGCTGGCCAACAACCACAACAAGCACCAAGTGTGAATCCGGCATTTGCGCATTTGTTTAATCACCAGGCGAACGGTGGTCAGGGTGGTCAAGCTCCACAAGGTTCGGCTCTGGATCAGGCATTCAATCAATTTATGGCAGCGCAGCAACAAGGAGCTAAATCATGAGCCAAGTATTAACAGGCGCTATTGAGAATAAACAGCTGGTGGTTGGCGATGGTGTTCGTACCGAGAATGCCAAAGTAAAAACAGCAACGGCGTACAAGCGCGGGGATCTGCTAATTGTTGGTGCCAATAATGTGGCTGATCATCCTGCAGTTACCACGGGTGTGGTGGGTGACTGGAATGCTATTGCTGTATCAGATTTCACAGCAGAGCAAACTACTTACCATGCTGCAAATAATCTTGAAATGCCGCTCTATGTACAGGGTGCATTTGATATTGCAGTAGTAACAGTGAATGGAACGCCGCTGACCACCGCTCAATATGATGCTGTACGCGCACAAGCATTAAAAAACAAAATCGAACTTCGTAAAGTTGTGGGGAACTAAGACATGAGTCAAACTTTTACATTTCAAAATGCACCGGTTGAATTGCTGGATGTGCCACAACTTGTATTGTTAACAGATACCACTCAAAAAGTTGATACCTGGTTGATGGATCGCTTCTTTCCACAACGTGTTTCATACACTAAAAAAGAAGTACCAGTTGGTGAGTTAAATACAGCGACTCCACTTGCGCCGTTTGTTACCCCAACTGCAGCAGGTCGTCAAATTAAAGTGGGTGAATCTGGCAAGGTGAAATTCGTTAAGCCGGCTTATCTGAAACCAATGATGACGGTGATGCCAAGTGAAGTGCAGAACACTGCTCTTATCGCACGCTTACGTCAGTTTGGTGTGATTGCCACCGGTTCAAATCGTTTGTCTGATGCGGATCTATTGCTGATTGATCAGGCTCAAAAGGCTTTATATCTTCGTCAGTCAATTGAAAACCGAAAGCTATTAATTGCGCGTGATGTGCTTCTCTACGGTAAAACTACTTTTGCTTCTGCAGACTTCCCGATGTACGAAGTGGACTATGAGCGTAATCCAGCTTGTAACTACGCACCATTAATTAAATGGGGACAGGTTGGTGCTACTCCAGTGAAAGATATTCAAGCCATGATTGACTTGTCTATCGAGCACTCAGGTACATCACCTATCATGGCCTTGACCACATCTAAGGTATATAACACCTTAATCAAGGATCCAGAGTTCAAGGAGAAGTTCATTGCGCCGTATGCTGGTATCAGTGTTCCATTAACTCCGACTTTCGATCAAGCTGATAAGCCCCAATTCCGTGGCACAGTGGATAACATTGAAATCTGGACTTATGACGTGAGTCACAATATGGGCGGCTCCTCTGATCGCTTTATTCCTGAAGACTTTTTTGGTCTTGTTTCGGATGCTAATGGATGGATTGCACATTGTGCATTGCAAAATGTTGAAGCATTTGGCCAAGCTCTGGAATTCTATTTGGGTCAATGGCAAGAAAAGAACCCTTCAAGCATTCAATTGCTTGCTGAATCTTCTCCACTTGCTGTTCCGAATAACAAAAATGGTTTAGTCGGCGGTCGCGGATTCGTTTAAGGAGTAATACATGTCGAAGTACATTGCAAAACAATCGATCGGACATTTTCGTCCGGGTCAGGAAATCAAAGGGCTTGAAGCTAAACAACTTCAGGCCCTTTTAGCATCTGGGGCTATTGAAGAATATCAAGAGCCGGAAGAACCTAAGGCAGATGGCACGGCCGCACGCTTGGCTGAACTTGAAAAGGCCAATGCTGAGCTGACAGCAGCAAATAAAACCTTAACTGAAGCCAATCAGGCAGCAGTTGCGGACAAGGCCAAGGCTGATCAAGAAGTTGCTGAGCTAAAGGCAAAAGTGGCTGAACTTGAAAAGGCGAAACCTGCTGCAAAACCTAAAGCAGACCCAAAGTCTGCTGATGAAACCAAATAGGTGATCTATGTATGCGACTGAATCAGATTTGGTCGCACGATTTGGTGATGAGATTGGAAATCTAAAAACGATGCTTCCTTCTCAGTCCTCAGTAACTGATGCGATTCAAGATGCGACAGAGGAAATTAACGGCCATATTGGTGGTCGTTATCCTTTGCCGCTTCCCAATGTGCCCAGTAATTTAAAGCGTATGGCGTGTGACATTGCACGCTATCGTCTTTACTTCCAGCAACCCACCGATGAGGTGCGACAGCGTTATGAAGACGCAATTGCATTCTTAAAGCGTGTGGCTGATAACAAAGCACATTTGCAGATTCAGTTACCTGAAACAAACCAGATCGTGGATGACCAACCTAAAGGACGACCTTTAACGGCGCCAGTCGGCACTTCATATACCGGTGGTGTATTTGGGGATTCTATCCTGGATCAAATGCCCAGCATGAAGTGAGGTGTTTATGGCTTTTGCAA